CGTTAATTTTAAGTTTTGCTAAAACTGAATTTTGTTGGGGGTTGAAGATTTCAACTTCAAATTCATCCCCGTCTTTTAGATAAACGACACTTCCATTTTGTTTTAGTCGTTGTTTCCCTACTGTAATATGTGCAGTGGGATTTTTTTTAAATGATTTGTAATACATTTTTTACCTTATTTTATTGTTTATGTTTATTGAACCCCACTTCGTTGGTATTTCTCCAACTCAACTGTCTCAAAGGACAGGTGGACCTCAGCAACAAGGTTTCATTAATAACTATAAGGTAATTTGTTTTTGTGTAAATATTAATTGGAGGGTATTCTCAACCACTGGTCAATATTCCTATATGCGTCGGTGGTTTTTGTAACTTTCATTTGTAAGGTATTTTCAACCCACCTACTGATAACTCTTTGGGATTCGTCTCGTCCTAAAGAAAAGAAAGAAGAAATTTCTCTATTTAAATCGATATTAATAAAACAAACACCTCTATCTTCATCATATCTAATTTGAGCAAGCTCATCACTTTCTGAATTAATAAAGAATAAACTTGTATCATTACCTGTAACAATAAAATCCTGATTATTAAGGTACTTAAAGATTAATTTATCAAATTGAGATTCTGTTATTAGGTATTTCATATGAGATAAATATAATTAATAACCAACAATTGGACTTGCAACTTCCACATTAATGGATTTAATTCCTAGTTTATTTTCAATCCATCTATTAATTACACCAATTGATTGATAAGTGTCCAAAGAAAAGAAATTGCCGATTTCCTCAACCAAGTCATAGTGTATTGTACACCATCTATCTTTCGGATGATATCTAACTTGAGCATATTCATCACCTTCAGAGTTGACATAATATAACCTATTCTTCATTTTAATTACAATAAAGTCCTGATTGTCAAGATACTTAAAGATTACTTTATCTAATTGTGATTCTGTTATCAGGTATTTCATATAAGATAAATATTAATAAGGAACCATTAAAATGGGTACCTCATTTCTTAAATAACTTTGAACAACCATTACATCACTTATTTTAAATTTGTGTTTAATCCACAAACCTATAATTTTTTGAGAATCTTCTTTAGATATAGAAAAGAAAGAAGAGACTTCCTTACACAAATTATCAGACATCCCAACCCAAGGGATATCATAATCAAATCTAATTTGAGCATATTCATCACCTTCTGAATTAACGAAGTATATTTCCTCCTCCCCATCAATCTGAATAAAATCCTGATTATCCAAATATCGGAAGATTACTTTATCAAATTGAGATTCTGTTATCAGGTATTTCATATTATTATAAATATGTTATTTGGGTATTCTCAACTTACATCAAACGGGGCCGCCAGGCACCGTAGGTGTTTGTAACCTTATTTTTGGTGGTATTCTCAACCCATCTACCAATAACTTCTTCAGAATCACTTTCATTTAAGGGAAAAAAGGAAGAAATTTCACTAATTAAATCAAAATTAATAAAACAATATCCATCTTCTTTATCATATCTAATTTGAGCATATTTGTCATTTTCTGAATTTACAAAGTATATATTCCTGCCCCTTTCAATCTGAACGAAGTCCTGATTATTTAAGTATTTAAAGATTACTTTATCAAATTGTGATTCTGTTATAAGGTATTTCATTTTTCAACTCTTAATGCAGTAATTCCACCTTTATTTGACGGCCATACATTATTAACTTCCATCTGAAGGGTATATTCAACCCATTTACCAATAATTACTCTAGCATCTTTTAAGTCATGAGGTAACGAAAAGAAATCCGTAATTAATCTAAGTAATTTTGTATCAACGCTACAGAACTTATCTTTTTTATCATATGTAATCTCTGAAAATTCACCATCAATTAATTCCATAAAATATATATTCTCCGCAGTTTCAAAAGTTTTAAACCGATGAATATCCAAATAACGAAAGACCACTCTATATAATTGTGTTTCAGTAATAACGTATTTCATATTATTATAAATACAAATAAAAACAAAAAACCCCACTCAAAGAATGGGGTTAAAATGAACTCGGGCCCAGCGAGCCAATCTTTCAGGAAGCGCCCTTTTTAAAGTTCAGTTTTAATATCAAAACACTGCGTGAAAGCGTCATTCACATCCGACCCAAACATTTTATTATACCCCCGCAGTGGTGGCCTTTATTATTGTTATGAGGTTTTCGTTATTAGGTTAGCTAAACCAAACTTATTCCCTCCTCACCGCAACAGTCGTTAAGCGCGCACTCGTACTGTCTTTTGGTGTCGTGATAACAGGAGCTTTTAATCCTATTTTCGTCGTGTTTTTGTGGGAGTAGGAGGACTCGAACCTCCGAAACCTATCGGTGAGACATTTACAGTGTCTTGCAATTGCCGCTATGCGATACTCCCTTATTTTTTCAAAGCTCTACCGTAAAACCAATTTTCAGGTAGTTCTTCATTTTTACTAATTTTTTTACTTTCAACACCATTAGTTATCCATTTAGTTCCCCATTGAGAGTTATTGGATTTCAAACCTTTACCTTTCTTAACTATACTCATTTTGAGTTTAGTATCATCATTATGCTTCTTACCATTGAAAGTATTATACTTAATTTTCCCCAGCTTGTGATTTCTTTTCATATTATTTCTTAATACTTTTGAAATCTTGTCTCTATACTCTGAATCTTTCCATTTTTCTTTCAGGTATTTTGACGCACCTTCTCTCATTTTCTTCTTATGTTTTTCATTTTGGATTCCACCGAGTCCTCCATATGAAATATTATAAGAATTTTTATCTTTAACAATTTCTTCAGTTATTATTTTTTTTTCACCTTCAATTAATAATTCTCTATTAGGGAAATACTCAATAATTTCTAATTCAAAATTTTCTCTACCATACTTTCTTATAGCATACCTCAATTGTTTACCACTACCTAAATAGCCATCATCCAATTTATGGGTAGAATGCATACCATAATAATATTTTCCATTCAGTTTATTTTTTGTTTTATAAACAAAATGAAATTTTTTTAACTTTCTTGCCATAACACACCTTTATAATAAATATCATAAAGGTACAAAAAAGTCCAAGGGTACTCGGTACGGGATTCGAACCCGTGACCTTCCCCGTGAAAGGGGGATGTCCTAAGCCAGCTAGACGAACCGAGCATTTAAAAAAGATAGCCTATAGTGTCCACATTTTCCACTATAAGAAGTAACGACCAGTCAAGTTGTGAATCTTACTTTATGTCGCCTGCAACAGGTGAAACTTACTTCTATCTCTTAGTAGCGGAAAAGGGATTCGAACCCTTGACCTTTAGGTTATGAGCCTAACGAGCTGACCATCTGCTCTATTCCGCAATTTAATATTTTGTTTTTCAATTCAGTCGTTTCCGAATTGTTTGACAAAGGTAAGATATAAATATACCGATGTCAAGAAAAATCTTATTTATTCCTAACCATTAGTTCTTTAGCATTCTACTTCCAGTTCCCACAAATATGGCACGAAATTGTATCTAATTTAACCCTACGTGACCTGTACGGGTACTAAAGTTTACTAATAGTTTGTAGCCAGGACGGGATTCGAACCCACAATCTTCCTTGTTAGGAGCTTTGCCAATTAAGTTACCTGACTATGTTGCCAGTCTTTCCTGGCCGTCTCCTTGCTCCGCAGGTATGAGCCCGCATTGCCCTTGGTTGGTTTGTACTCAGAGAAGGATTTGAACCTCCACGGGCTGCCATTATAGTGGCCACACCTTGTTCAGGTGATTTTTAACCCACGTTGCTATAACCATACGTTACGTCTACCAGGGGATAATATCTAGAATTGTCCCACTTCCGCCACCTGAGCATTTTTTATTCCTTCACGTATTTCATCATCTCTTGCATCTTGGTAATCAAGAACTCCATTTCATCTTTGTTAAGATACAAACGAGGACTACCACTACCATCCAACTCCTTAGTTTCAACAATAATCCCGTCAAATGTTTCTGTTGGGTAAACTTCAATGTTTTGTTCTTCAGTACTAATCTCCACTTTGTGCCAAACTTTGTTTTTCATATTGTTTAATTATTTCTACAAATATAAATTGAAATTTTCAATTATCAAAATTTAAAAGGGTCCCAGTTAGCAATTCTCCAATCAAGTTGAAGTTCTTTTCTAACTTGTTTTTTCTTCTTTCGTGGAAGATTACAAGATTCACGGAACTTTCGTTTAATATCTTGTTTCCATTGTTCACGATTATTTTCGTAAACGAACATCTCATTCATTGCCGTTTCAAAAAAGAAACCTAATCCACCACCTAAAAAGTTATTCATATGTTTTCTTATTTATTAGATTCTACTTCTTCAATTCGGTCACTAATGTACTCAAAATACTCTGAAAGAGAATCTCTGAGCCCATTTAGTTCCTCAATTCTTTTTTCACAAGCGTAATACATCTTAATGGTTTTACTAAAAATACTATTACGAGATTTGTCTTGTAACTCACGTGTTTCTTTAGTGATTCTATCAACAAGAATGATTTGGTCTCTCACATCGTGTTTCTTGTCAATCAATTGGTCAAATTCTGATTTTACATTCATGGGACAAAGATACTACAATTTCTCAAAGTAAAAAAATATTGGTGACTTTTTTTCAATCAAAAACCCAAAATCTTTTGCCAGTCTATAATTGGGGGTGTCCCTTTCCAATCTGTCAAGTGATGTCTCAACAACCTTTCTAAACATTTCAAGAGAATAAGTTGATTTCCACTTATTACATCTAGCACAAGATGGATTCAAGTTTTCAATGTCGTGGGAACCTTTATTAAGTCCGGCTCGTTTGGCTTCACTTTCAGTTAAAGTATGCCAATGTGGTTCAATGTGGTCTACTTGCATTTCTTTGTAGGTAATCTCCTTACCACAATAAGCGCAATGTCCCTCACACTTTTGATAAACTTGTTCCCTGATTTCTTTTTTCATCAATCCCCTTACACATTTGTTTCTCGTCAGAAGTATCCCATAGTTTTGGATTAACCATATGACAAGTATGTTTTCTACCAGTCCTTTCAGTAAATTCCCTTAACTTTCTATTATGGTTGTTATCAACCTTATACGGACATTCTTTACATTTCATCTTAAACTAAATCTTATTGGTATTGTCATTCTCAATCTAACAGGGTTCCCATTCATCTTGGCCGGTGTAAAGTTTTTTAAGTTTTTTACAGCATTTATTGCGGTATTATTAAAACCTTTACCTTCTTCAACTTCTCTAATTACTTGAACTTCACTTACACTACCGTCTTTTTCAACAACAAAACTAATATAAAGAGTCCCTTCAATTTGAAATGTTTTTTCTCTTTCGGGATATACTATATTTTTCGCCAAATCTTCATACATCTTATCTTCAGGGTACTTTGGCATTTCCTCGGCGAATGTTATTGCATTTTCTTTTTTAAGGACAATATCAACAGGTGTATTTGTGTTTTCGGTTGGGTTAAGTAATCCCTCTTCCCCCTCAACAGTTTCTGTAGAAATTTTCTTCCTATCCATTTCGGTATCCGCTGGAGGTGGATTTAAAATTTCTTCTTCAGTAACTTCTATTGTTGTAAATTGGATAGAAGCTTTTTTAACTTCTTCAACCGGAGGAGGAGGTGGCGGTAACTCTTCCATCTGTTTATCCACAGGTGGTGGTAGTAACATTTCAGTTGATATGATATTTGTCGTGTTAACTTTTTCTTCAGTGTCATTAACAAGGTATGGTGTCCAAGAAATCATAGTTACGACAATCAATGTTATAAACAATGAAATTCCAAGATTCTTACCATAAGATTTTCTTAAATCGTATGCCCCATAAGATTTATTCTTGTTTTCAAATACAAGTTCATTTCGAGTTTTACCCAAAAGGTTGTTAAACCCAAAATTTAGGCTAAGTGTTGTTATAACAACAGAAGCGAAGACAAAGATTAGTGTTGTTTCCATAATTTTATTTTTTATACATATACAGTTGTAAATTTAAAATGTTTCAAAAAAATACAACTATTTTGTTAAATTTTATACCAACTTGGAGTTTCTCTATTTTTCCATACCGCAAATCCTGACTTGGCCTTACGATAATAATTTCTGTATGATTCTATAACATCATCACCAATTTTGTATTCATCAGCCATAGCCAATGGAGGAGTTGTAATATCAACATCGTGAATATTTGGTCTATTGGTTAAACACCACTCAATAACATCCTGTGATTTATGACGTTTACCATATCGGTAAGTGTATTCTTTACATAGTTCCAAACCAAGTTCACAAAGATACAAATAGTTAGACAATGACTCACGTGTCCAAATAGCACAAGGATGATTCTTGTGGGATAACTTGTACGGTACTTGGTCGGTTACTTGTACGGTACTTGGTGGGTACTTGGTGGGTACTTGGTGGGTCATGTGATGAGCACCGCATAATAATTGAGCGGTTTCCAATATCATCTTAACCACGTGTTTATCACAATGATATTTTGCACATTTTTCAGTGTCCCAATCAAGAAAAAATATATTCATATTGCAAATATACTTAATTTTTCTAATTGTCACATATTTATATTAATAAAATTAAAATTATGAAAAAATTAGTCATAACAGAATCAGAAAAACAAAGAATTTTAGGAATGCATAAATCACCATTGAATAAAATTTATTTGTCAGAACAAAGTTCAAATAATAAATTAAATGAAATATTGTCAACTAATAATAATGATGCTTGGCAATTTATTAACTCAATAACATCAGCAGAAAGTGCTGGTATCGGAGGTACTGTTGACGAGGATGCAATTGTTAATTTAGTTAACGGTATTGATAGTGTTGACAAATACATTGCAATTTTATGGAATATAAGAAACAATGTCGAAGGTAATTGGTGTAGTGTAAATGGTTTTGTGACAAAACGTATGTTCCAAGAAGATAATAGTGAAGAAGTTAAAATGGTTGGATATCTTGGTGACATTGATAAGGGGTACAGGGACTCTATCACAAAAAAACTTACAGACACTGCGAACGCCGCGGCTAAGTATTACGGTAGTTCATTTTTTACACTTCAACCCACACCTAGTAATGTAACATTTGAAAATTCCGCAAATAAATTAAATAAAGGTTGTAAAGGAGATTGGACTGTTAAATAATATTAACAGTGAAATAAAAAAAAAGGGTAGATTATTCTACCCTTTTTTATTTAATAAGGTTTTTTGTTGAACGGTAAATAGTCACCATAACACTTGGTACAACCAAGAAAATTAAACAAAGTCGATTAATTAATTTTAAGTAAGCCAATGGTAGCTCCCAATTCTCAGGACAACCAGGTCTAAGAGTATCAAAAAGTAATGTTGAGATAATGAAGATGGTTACAATTATGAAAGTGAATTTTTTCATGACTTATAAGTATTAAAAGGTTATTGTTTAATTATCTTCTACAAAGATACACATAATTTTTAATTATCCAAATTTATTTTTGTAAAATTCTATTATATCTGTTTTCATCAATAGCTATCCGTAATCTTGACTCAGTCGCTCGATACAAATCCGAACCAACACCACCTAATTGTTTCTCATACATATTAAGATAATTTCTAACCAACTTACGACAAGCAATGTCTTGCATCGGGTGGGTACAGGAATCAATTACACTTACGACCCACAACATAGTTTCATACCATCCGTTCATAATTATTTAAAGTTTACAGTTAAACACTCTTTATAATAAACCAAAGATTCATTTTTCCAATATTTGTATAATTCAAATTTATTATCTCGTGAATTCAACCATATTACCAAAGTTTTTTTTGTATCAGGACAAAAAACTTCAACAAAACCTCCGTTTCTTCTTTTAAAATTAATTGTAGAATCTTTAATTTTCATGATACCGTATACACTAACCCATTGACTATCCTGAGACATTTTAAACATCTCAACAGTTTTATTATCTAAATTAATTTCAATTTTTTCTAAAATTTCATTCTTATCAATTTGGAATGCTGTGTCCCTTATAACATTGTATATCACTTCACAATTTGAAGTAGCATCAATTTTTTGGGTAAATGCTGAAGTCGACAGCATTAACAATAGAGCAATTAGGGTTTTTTTCATTTTATTATTTTATAATTAATTTTAAAAAATTGTGAAGAAGACGGGAATCGAACCACGTGGCACAAGGGCTTTCGAACCCTATGCTCTACCTACTGAGCTACTTCTTCATTTAATATTAGTCCTGATATTTTTCACAAAGATAATAAGAAATTCCTTTACTCCAAGTATCTCCAAAATCTTTATAATTTTCAATATCGTTTCCGTTATAAGTCAATCCAGTTATAATCTCAATCCTTTCACCAATCTCTTTCAAAATTAATTTTATCGAGTCGGGATTGAAATCCTCCTCAAGTTCCAACTCATATGTAAAAAAAGTACCTTTTTGATAATCCTCAACTAATAAAATATCCTCATCATTATGTAGATATTCTTCAACGTTATCTTCAGGATAAAACTTTGTGTCACTTTCCCAAATAATTGCCCCATTTTCATTCTCAACCTCAATGTGATATAATTCGGGGTCAGAATACGTACCTATATATGAAATGTCAGTATCACTTAAATACTCAACGTTTAGGATTGGTCCAATTTCATCAAAATCAATGTCAGATTTTTCAACATCAATTTCTTTCAACTTCTGTTTTTGTTCCTCATTAATTGGGAATATAAAAGTTTCTGAACCTTTACCTGATACGTTAATTTTATATTTCTTCATTTTATTAAAAAGGTAAGTCCGACTTCCCTATCCGTGTGGTGTTTCACGAGTCGGACTTGTTTTATTAGATTCACCAATATAGTATTTCTTCGGATATGTCCCAAGAGAGTGGGACCGTAGTAACCATCCACCGAAGACCTCTACTCTCACCCGTATTACAGGGTTACCCTCAGGACATCTTCACCCTACCGTCAAAGTTACCTGACCGTCCCACTCGGAAGAAGAGTGTATATTGTAGATTTGTCCAGTACGTCTACAACTTGTGGATTTTAACACGACTACTTAAAGCCCCTAACCCTTTTAATCCATAACGAGGGTATCTAATTCATTGTTCCCTATCATACTTGGTTGAACTTCCCCAAACCAATTAACACCGATTAAGTAGTGCTATATGTATTTCACGTTCTGTGTAGCCTCCCCCATAGCCTTGGAGCCTTCCCGCCAGGTTCACACTGTCCAACCGCAGATAAACGGTATTGTGGGGTCTTATTTTAAAATTAGATTAGTCCGACTTCAGACATTGCTTCATCAGCATATTCCATGATGATGTCTGATTCAACACCTTCAGTTGCTTCAATGAATGCATCCCTCAATTTGTCCTCATCAACATAAGTAGTGATTTCACGACCATCAACATCAACAGTCACAATTTCATCAGAATCTAATGAGTTAGCCACTTCGTCAAAGATATACTGATTTACTTTGTTGGTGTATTCAACCAAGAAGTTTTCAAGTTGTTCTCTTGTGAATACGATGTTCCCTTCCTCAACTTCCATACCAGCGTCGGATTTAATATCATTTAATTGTGATTGAAGTTCATTAATACGCTCAATCAACTCAGCGTTTTGTTTTTTGTTTTTTTTGCTCATAATATTCATTTTTTGGATTTTCATTTCTTTCACAAATATACAACGAATTTTTTAATTGGACAAGGTGTAGACGTTATTTTCATCTAAAATAATTTCACCATTTTCACCAAATTTAATTCCCAAATTTTCCATAACAACTTGGAAATTTGTTTCGCTCATAAAATTAGCCTTAACTAATTTTTTGTACCCTAAAATAAAATCCATCAATTCAGGTTCAGAGATGTGTCCTTTTTCAATTACTGGTATCATAGTTTAAAATTTTTGAGGTCGGAGTTGGATTCGAACCAACGTAAGAGCTTTTGCAGAGCTCCACTTAAACCACTCAGACATCCGACCTTGTTTGTGAATACAAATATAAAGCAAAAATCTTAACGAATCAAAACAATATGACCTTTTTGTGTGTGACCAATTCCTCTATCGTCCCTATAAGTCATAACCCAATTATAAACTCCATTTGGACAAAAATATCCTGTACCATCATTACCGTTCCAAGTTTGTGTAACTGATTTAATTTCATACACAACCATACCATCTTTATTGAATATTTTCATATGTGGTTCATATATTGATTCTCCAACAATTTTAAATGCGTCATTATACCCATCACCATTTTGTGTGAATGATATTGGAACAAATAATCTGTGACATGCCTCAACATCAATTAATATATAACCAAGTTCACTTTCACATCCAATTGTATCTGTCCCATAAACCGTAATGGTATGTAACATGGTTGTGTCATACCAATTCTGATATAGTTCAAAATCTGTATCTTCTTGTAACACACCATCAACATGCCATGTGTATTCAACACCAACTTCTTCAGTAGCATAATAGAATTGTTCAGGTGAGTTTAAACACAAATCAACATCTAATAGTGTTGTGTTAATTATTGGAGCGTAAAATGGTTCTCTAACAAAAACTTCAACTGAATCAGCAACAGGACATCCGTGTATATTGACAAAATAAGTTGGGTAGTAAGTTCCTGAGTTGTAAGCAGTAAAGACATCACCTTCCATATTTTCACCTGACCAAAACCCACCTGATGGCGATGCAAATAATTTTGTAGTGTCACCCAAACAAATACCTGTTCTTGGTTGTCCAAATATTATTAATGTATCAACAACTGTGATATCTAAAGATACTTCTTCACCTACACAACCTTCAGCGGTTGTTTCCTGAACAAATAATGTATAAGTTCCCGGCCAAGCTCCCCAATACACATCAGCAATATTTGAACTGTCTTGGTCAATTCCAAAATACCCACCAGTTCCACTCCACTCGTATGTTGAACCGGGTGTGTTAACAACAGAATAATTTTGAATTAGTCCAACACAAACTGTATCCATAACGTGTGATATTGGTGATGTATCAACAGTTCCTCCAGCAATTATTCCATTAAACACCTGAAATGGTCCGTCAAAACAAGATTCATTACTCCAACTTCCCATCGTTCCATCAGCATAAGGTGTAACTTCAATTAACAATGACAAAGGATTACATTCATCAGATACTTGTAACTGAACACAAAAAGTCCATAAACAATTTGTCCCTAAATCACCCCAATCATTTCCCGGATTTCCATCGGTAGGTCCTTGTGGTCCTTCATAAAAATAACCAGGTCCAACAGTAAGTGTTCCTGAATTGTTTGTAACACTTTCCATCCATAACCATCCTTGTGGTGGTGTTGCTCCTCCACAATCATCAGGTCCTGATATAGGTGTGTAAGATGCCCAACCAGGTCCCAAGTTAATACTAAAACCTTCAAGCCAATTTGACCCAAACCCTGTGTCCCAACCATTCAAAGTGTAACACATAGTTACAACAGTTCCAGGTTCGTAGTTACCATTAACAGGTGCAGGATTTAATGTAAAAGATGGAACCCCAGCACATTGTGCAAGTATTAGATTGGGGATTAGTAATAGGAGGAATAGAATTTGTCTCATGCAGATAAATATCTGATAAGACACAAACTAAGAAACACTATTTTTGTAAAGGTAGTGACGTTTCCAAATTCTCAATTCTATTTTTAGCAATCTCACAATATTCTTCACTAATATCTATACCAACATAATTTCTATTTAGTACTTTAGCAGCAATACATGTTGAACCTGACCCGTTCATTGGGTCTAATACTAAGTCCCCTTCTTTGGTGAACACTTGTATAAAGTCGTATGGTATTTTATCGGGAAAGGTCGCGGGATGTAATCTTTTAACTTTGTTTTTATCTCCACCATTAGCATAATCCCAAATTGTTCCAGGACACTTTAATGGATTGATAACCATTTTAACAGATTTTTTAGTTGTTCCGTCTTTTTCTCGGTTGGCCCCACCAGTCATAGTTTTACCACCATGTTTTGATGGTATTTTGATTGACTCTTTATCAAAACTATTTGGCCGATTACCTTTAATAAAAATTGGTATGTACTCATGGTCAACTCTAAATCTTTTAGACCACCAAGCACCATCTTTACCTTGTTTTTTATATATGTTACATTCAAATAAACCAAATCCAACATTATCACACCAATCGATAATTGTTTTAAATGATGTTAAAGTTTTAACTCCGTCAACAGTTTGGTCTTGAATTACCATTACAACAATACCCCCTTGTTTTGTAACCCTATATAGTTCAACACCCAATTTATGCATATCAAATGAATAACCATTATAATCCCTTAAATTATCGTAAGGTGGTGAAAACACAGTTAAATCAAATGTATTATCATCATATTGTTTAAGTACTTCTAAACTATCTCCACAAATTATTTTATTTAAATTTTCCATATCACTTAATTCTTTGGTCACTAAAAGACATATTACAATGTCCACACAACCAATTTAAAAATTTATCACCAACATGATGTCTATGCCAATTACCACTCCATTGTCTATTACAATTAGGACAAGTTGAACCTTTTTTAGGTTTTTCAGGTATTTTATAAGATTCAGATGTTAGTACTTTATTTCTTTCTTTATTAGATTTATTACCGCAATCATTACATAACGCATTACTCCTCATCAAGTATCCGTTTTGGTCAACCCTTGATTGGTAATAATTAAAATTTTCAGGTGGTAACATTTGTCGACATTCACGACATTCCATATCACATTCAGGGATACCTTTAGATAATATAACTTTAATATTATCATAATTACTTTCACCTGACATCACTAAAAGATTTGACTTACCATTAGTAAAAAGTCCTCGTCTTTGTATTTCTTTTAATAAATCTTCAGTTGTTATGTGTTCCATATTGCAAATATAATCAAAAAATTTGAATATACAATACTTGTACCTCCGGAGAGATTCGAACTCCCATCTTATCGTCCGTAGCGATAGGTTCTAATCCATTAAACTACAGGGGCAAAAAGCGGAGAGAGGTGGAATCGAACCACGCCTAACTTAATGGGTTACTGTTTAGCAAACAGTCGGGGACACCATTTCCCTCCTTCACTCTCCAATGGTGTGTCTAACCAGATTCGAACTGGTGCTAACAGAACCACAACCTGTCGTGCTCGCCACTACACCATAGACACCGTGTAAAAAAACCCAATTAATTAAGGGGAATCAAACCCTTCTTAAAACCTGAGCGCCCTGTTCTTATGGTAAGGGGGTCGGGTATGTTGTACCCCCTGAGAGACTCGAACTCTCAAAAACTTGAGCCTAAATCAAGTGCGTTTGCCAATTTCGCCAAGGGGGTAAATAAGCGGAAGACGTAGGACTCGAACCTACACATCAGTTTCCCGATACCGGTTTTCAAGACCGGGGCGATACCAATTACGCTTTAGCCTTCCAAGTTCCCCACCTTGAGATTCCAAGTGAGTAGATATATCGGTTTTCTATTTCTTAAAAACCTGCTGGTCTTACCCGTTAAAAACATCCAACACTACTGGGAGGGATTGTGTCAGTCCCTTCATCCCACGATGTCCCACTCGCGCCGTAGACATTCTGCGGAATCATTCTTTAGGTCTTGATTCGAAGACCGTTGAGCATCTCTTACTCATTGTAGTCAGGACAGGATTCGAACCTGCAATAGCTTTTGGTATCGTTGACATTCGGCCAATTTTTATGTAGTGTCTGCTACTGCTATTTGGTGACCAATTCCGCCACCTGACTATTTTTAGATATAAAACTGAATGATTAAAAATGGAATATCTAGTGAGACATATCTACGCTTTGGTATAGTAGAAGTTCCCCAGGTAATCATTAAACCTATTTGGTTAGAAGTCATCACTCTTCCCCATTTATACTCTTTCATAACTTTATTTTTTTGTAGTCAGGACAGGATTCGAACCTGTATCTCTCTATGCTGGATAAATCCATCTTGAACATTCGCAACATACCATTAGTCCACCTGACTATGTTTGAGGATGAGAAGTCCTCTGTGTTGTGTCATAACTGGATGACCTACCAACTAATTCCTTTCTCAAGGGAACAACACAATATTGTTGATAGTGTTGGGATACCCGTCTCGTCCCAATCTTAACAGCTTTGTTGAAGTTTTACAAGGCCTTGGCTGAGGGTGCTGATTTCCGATTCCACTCTGGATTGTCGACATCCGTTGAGTGGGAAAATCCACTATCAATATTTTTATATCTTTCAAAGAACTTCTACAAATCTACGGTGAGTTTTTCAATTCACCAAATTTATTTTTTGAAATGTGATTTAATCTTCATCCAAACTATGTCGGGGTAATTATACACCCACCAAAAAAACCAATATATCTTTTTCATAATTTTAATATTAACTATGAGAGCACGTTGTTCTTCGCATCTCTTTGGTATTTCCCGTGGTTAGTTAAACCAGATAGAGCGTTTCCCTATCAGAAGTTCCATATAGGTAATCAACCTACTTCTCATCGTATTGGACATACTATCTGATGATTAGTCAGACCGTGTAGTCAGGAGAGGATTCGAACCCCCAACAATGCAACCTTTTTATCGGATGTGATGCCGTTTCCACATTACGCATTACCTGACTAATTATTTTACAAATATACTAATTTTATTTCATAATCCCCTTCCCTTTCAGTTAAAAACTTTTTTGCTTCATCAATGGTTGGGTGGGTTCTATACGGATACATTGGTAGTAATCCACTTTTTGGTCCGTATATATGAACAGATTTACTACAACTAAAAGTTACAATTTTTTCTTTATTTGTCATAGCTTACCCATTTTTTACCTCTTCATCCCAATCGGATATAACAAACTTCAAGTCCATCCATCCACCTTCTTCACCCTCTCTATATTCAGCAATGAATCCTCCAGTTGATACAATTGTCTTTTCCTCAATCGCCATTTTCAAAAGTCGTCTTGCTTCACTTCTTAATTCATATTTTTCAGGAATCTCAATACCGCCATCCATATTTGCCCATTTCCAATTAAGGAATACCATTACCTTATGAACTTTGTCAAAGTCAAAGCTATCCATTATGTTGTCAAGAGCATCTTGTTGTTTTGGTGTCATATTCTTATCGTTTTGTGATTACAAATATATGGTAAGATTTCTATCAATCCAAATTTTCTTTTGACTTTTTTTCGTTGAAATCTACATCATACATTCCCGCTTCCTCGTCGTGTTTCATTATCTGTTTCAATAGTTCCTTCTGTCCTTGTTTTGATACAATCTTATGAGCGTCGTTGTCAAAGATACTATTCCACACCATTCGGAATGGATATGTTAATGTTTCCCAAAGTGTTTTCATAGTTTTAATAATAGTAATAAAATTTCAGATAAAAAAGTTATCCCGTCTGGACTCGAACCAGAAATACAACAGTCAAAGTGTTGTGTGATGCCATTTCACTACAGGACAATATGGAGTGTAGTGGGGCTGCAGTCCCCTGAGGCTCCTACACTAAGTTGTTCCTCTTTAGCGGCTCCAACGGGATTCGAACCCGTACCACACGGCGTGACAAGCCGGCATTGTAGCCATTCAACCATGGAGCCAAAAAGAGCGGGTAGTGAGAATCGAACTCACATCCTCGGTTTGGAAGACCGACATAATAAGCCTTTATACTATACCCGCTTATAAAAAACCCACTTCGTCAGATTAACGGACTGACTGCCATTTCGGAGGTGGGGTTTGTCCTGTTAATTCAGGACCTCGTGGGGTGAGTGGGAGTTGAACCACACATCTTCGGTTTTTCAGACCGACGCGAACTGACCACCTGCGCTATCACCCCATATTTCGTTTGCAAATATACAAACTTTTTCGTTGTCCCGGTAAAAAGAATTGAACTTTTGACAACTTGGATATGAATCAAGTACTCTACCACTGAGTTATACCGGGTTAAAGTAGCCCCTGTGTGAATCGAACACACGACCTATTGTTTGTAAGACAATCGCCCTAAACCACTGAGCCAAGGGGCTATTTTAGTGGAAAATAATCTCCACCCATTTTTTCCGTGAAGAGTGGTTTTACTCTCATTTTTCACAAGTCCCACCCATTTTTTTCGTACTTCCGATTGGAATTGAACCAATGACCTTGACTGTATAAGAGTCCCGCTCTATACCCCTGAGCTACGGAAGCATTTGTGGAATTACTTCCACTGATTTTTTCTGTTGTATTTCCAAGTTCTATACTCTCGTACTTTCGCCCAAGGAATTTTCTTGTTTGGATTTTTATAACCTCTCTTATAGTATGGATAGAAATTTAATCCTTCATCCCAATAAAGTGGATACCATTCGTTTAGAGAAATTAGGTGGTAATCCCGACCACATTCTGATTGTTTGAGCTTTGCTCTGTTTCTGTTTTTTGACATAGTTATTAGGGTTTACCTAATATCCATAATAGTGTCCTGGTCTCATAATTTTTGGTTTTTAAAGTTTAGTGGACACGGTGGGGCTCGAACCCAATCTTCCGCATTGCAAGTGCAGCGCTTTAGCCATTTAAGCTACCGGCCCATTTTAAATTGTCGAAAATGTACGAATCGAACGTCTCCTGAATGCCCCAAACATCCCATGCATACCATTACACCTCATTCTCGAATTTTAGTAGTCATGCTGAGACTCGAACTCAAAATACAACAGTATCAGTGTTGCGTGATTACCATTTCACTACATGACCATAATCTAACTCTTCATGTATTTCTCTGTGACAATTAGCACAAACCATAATACATTTATCTAATTCATTTTTCAATTTATCCCAAGATAAAACTTTATAAGTACCGATTCCAAAATCTTTTTCATTCGGATTTAAGTGGTGAAACTCTAACGCCGAATTACATCTATCATATCCACATCTCTCACAACAACCACCTTTATAAATTATAGCAGATTGTTTTAATTTTTGTCTATGTGTCTTCACATGATTATAGTTTCGGATTTTTATTTCCTCATCACTCAATTTACGATATTTGTTTATAGTATGTTTAACAACCGTTGTTTTCGAAATGTTAATCTTATCCATACACTCTTTAATTGTGTGTTCTTTATAATATTTATTCAACTCAATAATGTCATCTTCAGTTAATTTTTCTCTGATTTCACTCACAAAGTTACCTCCAACATCATTATGATTACAATGATATGATATTGTGCTTTTTGAACAATTCAAAATTTTAGATATCTCATTATAATTTTTCCCTTCCTTTCTTAATTTTAATATTCCCTGTTTCAAACTCGTGTCCATTTTATTTCTTTTTTTATATAAATATACCACGGGTTCGAAAAATATTTAAAACTAAAAAATTAAAATTTGAAACTCATAAATAATGTTTGAGCCCCTACTCGGAATCGAACCAAGAACAATTGATTACAAATCAATCGTTATACCTTTTAACTATAGAGGCTTGTTGCACGCCAGGAAGGATTCGAACCCTCATAGAACATAATAGTTCACGGTTTTGGAGACCGTTGCCTAAACCATTCGGCCACTGACGTGTATAAAAAGTGACCCCGGGGAATTTCGAAATCCCGACTCCCTAGTTAAAAGCTAGGTGCTCTTCCTCTGAGCTACGAGGTCATTATTTGCGGTGATGGGGAATTTCGAAATCCCGACCCTCTGATTAACAATCAGACGCTCCACCTCTGAGCTACATCACCATTTTTCCCAATATGTCAAAGAACCTTTTTGTAACACCAAAAAAAAACCCCGAACTTTATAGTTCAGGGTCTTTCTTTATATATTTGATGATACGATTACATCTTATTAAGAACCCTGAACTTACGGCAATCCTGCCCCTTAATCGTAAACCACGCTTGGCCCACATTCATCGGGAGATTACTTACGTTATGTGTTGAGTTCTGTTTCATTGTTTTCTTATTAAATATCAATTGTTTTACAAAAGTACTGCTATTTTTCAGTTATGTCAAGTTTTTTTTAAATTTTTATTTCAAAATGTATGAAATTATAGTTTTCTTTAAAGTATTCTATTTCATAACTCATACCATCACCCACTCTTTTTCTTATCGCAAGTAATCCGATACCAGCACCACCTTTTTCACTAAATCCTTCTTGTTCAAGTTTATTAAGAATTTTTTCTTTAATTTCTTCTTCATTTGAAGTGGTCACACATTGTAACCGTTTCTCAAGTTCTTCGGTATTTTCTTTTAACAATAAGTTACCTGTTTTGATTATGTAAGTATCTCCGTTTTTAAGTAACTCAAAGTAAGCAAACGTTTCACCCTTTGGTGTTTTGTCTGAGTGATTAATTACATTTTGTAGGGCTTCGACAATTAAAAAAGACATTTTTCTGATTAATGCCGGTTTCTCTTCAAGTTTTGAAACAAACTCAATTACCTCATCCACGTATTCTTGGGTGATGTTACCTGAATGATAAAGTAAAGAGTTTTCCATCTAATTTTTGTAAGTATGTGAATATACTACAATAAATAGAAAAAGTTACAGATAAAGTAATAAAAAATATGTTAATAATCAGTGTGGTTAATTACAAATGAATATCCTGTGTAATTTGGAATTTCTTCGTATAGTATTCCATTTATCACATCATCAACCTCCATGCTGACTTCATCACCTATTTCTTCATCCCACATTGCTTGAGCCAAACTAACCGTCTCCCCATCTTGCATGATTAATGTAACTTTTCCACCAGGGATTAATTCAACATTAAGAATTACTTGGTCTCCTTCAATTTCTTCAATACTAATTTTAAATTTAAAATCATACCCCCCTGAAATATCAGGATAATCATTTGTATCAAATGTTTTATTAACTTTGTTTTGGATTGCTAGTTGAGCCGAGTCCCCCAAAAATGAACGTAAAACCCCAATTAATGTTGAGTATTCCCTTCTATGTGGTTTAATATTTAAAAACATAAGTAAGTCACCACTTATGTGTGGGTCCTCACCTCTTGATATTTGTCTTTTAAACCAGTTGGTCGCCACTTTTTGTATGGTTTCATCATTAACTTCGTTAATTCTTCTTTTTTGTTCCTTAATAATTTGGTTAAAATCAATCCTAACCGAATCCGCAAAAATTTCTAAAGCAGATTCAAGTTCTGGAATTATCTCATCAAACTCATCAACATTATTATTAACATTCGCAGTAACCTTAACTTGTAATTGAGTAGCCTCATCAGGGAAACCTAAGGATTTAAATCGGTCTAATTTGACTATTTTAACATCAACAACATTAACACTATTGATTGATTTAACTTCATTATCACCTATCGGACTGAGGTACCAATAATCATCATTAAATTCTTCATCTTCGTCATTCTCAATATGTTTTTGATATGACTTTTTAAGTTCCTCTATTTTCTGATTGAGGAGTTGTTCGATTTTATTTTTTATCTTGTCCGTCATATTACCAATCAATTCCAGGTCCGAATTTCCTGTCGTCTATTATTTCATTTTCAATTAAATTAGTTTTTGGAATGTATTGTCTAATTCTATATTCAATTTCATTTAAAATATTTTCAAAATCATATCTTGGGTAATTTAGATATATATTAACATAAACTTGTAATACTTTATCCTTTTCAATCCTGTCAATTTTAATTTTATCTACCGCGCCAATTTCATGTAATTCATCCATCTCACCCATACCCCAATCTTCAGATTCTTGTTTAATTGTTTCAAAAGTATCATCAATTAATCCTTGAATACTTGAAACTAACTTATTGGATTGGCTCTCAGAAATAATATATCTCATATGAAATAAATACCAAATTAATTAGTATTTATATAATATGTCAAAAAAATTTATAATCACTGAAGAAGAAAAATCAAGTATACTAAAACAATACGGGATAATTTCAGAACAAAACGATTTAGGAAAGGTTGACATATCAATGCCGTCAGATTATTTAGGTAAAGATAATAGTTTTGAGAGAAACTATGTTCCACAAGTTACAACAAAAAATGTTAGTTCTCAAGTTGACTCACTTAATAAGATTAAACAGCAATTTGAAGAATTAAAATCAAAATACGCAAATACTGTTCCTTACGAAGAATATTACACATCCAAAAATAATTTATTCCAAGAATGGGTTAGAAAAAAAATAAGGAGTATAAAACCAGAAAAGTATGCGTCAACTTTTAAAAATGAATCTATTGAATTTTTTAAAAAATACTTGGACTACAATTCCAAACCTGAGATGCTAAATAAAATAGTTTCAATTTCAAATAATAATAAAAAATTTGTAAGTGAGAGCTTTGTAAAAGAAACTATCGATAAATTAATAAATGATTATTTACCTAAAATTGGATTTTATTTGGATTTTGAATTCAATGAAAAAAATCCAAATACTATGATGTATGTAATGCCTGCGAAATTAGATGCGACTGTTTATATATGTGCTTTAAGTCCATCTTTAATTGGTTCAGGTTATACATTTAAAGACCCTAAAATATGGAAAGAGAGTGTTTTACACGAAATTGGTCATTTAGTTGATGGGTATTTTAATATGTCAGGTATTAAATTCTATTCATCCGATAGTGGTAAAAAAGGTTTTTCTAAATTAGTACCATACCCTCACCAATCATCGTCATCAAACTTTTTTGATTTTAAATTTGATGAATTAGATTTAGATAAAACGTATCGACAAAACCCTACTGAACAATTTACCAGATTTAAAATTTTATTTGACGTTCTATCAAAAAAAGGATTAAAAATTAATTCAAATTTATATACATTTATTGATAGTTTTCAAAAAAGTTTAAATGACGAAACAATCACTATTGGTTATAATATATGTAATACAAAAATTGGTGGGGGAATTTTAACTGTAGATAATACATGTGAGAGTTTGAAGGATGTCTCCACTAAAAAAGATTTTTTACCAATTTATGTGGATAATTACAATAACGCATCTCTTTATTGGTTATTTAGTGTTTATACAGATATCAATATAATTAATTCAAATAACGCAATTGAATTAAATAAAGTTAATTATACAATCAACTTAAATAATATGTACCAAGATTGGAAAAATGAATACGTTTTAAATACTGATAAAACTAATTTAAATTCAAAATCCTCTCCCGATTATCCAACAGCATAGTATTATAAAAAAGATAATACTTTTTCTTTAACTCCTACTTGTTTGATACCTTCATTACGCATTGGTGTTAAAACAAAGTTGTCCAATCCCCATTCGTGTTCAAATTCCATTCCGTAATGAAGTCCGGTCTTTGCCATATTCAAATCATCAATTGACACCCAATGTGTAACTTCAGGATGTTCCTTTAACCACTCTTGAATCTGCACACTTCTTGTCCCTTCCAAATCCCAATTTCGGTGCCAGGTAACCTTATCACCATCAATGTTATTTCCTGTAAAATCAATTGGTCGTTTGATGATACCCTGTCTTTCGTAGTAATCACCCATTTCTTCAACTGAACACCAATTTTTCCAATCAGATGAAACAACAATTTCTGCACCGGTCTGTTCCAAGATTTCATTTAATACCTTAATGGCTTTCTTGTCAAAGTTATCAAAACGAGCATCAACAGGCATTGACATAACATCTTGACTCAGCTTCTTTCTTGCTTTTTGTTGTTTCTTAAATCGTGACCCCCAATTATCTGATAGACAGATAACTCCATCGTGGTCTAACATTATTACGCGCATATTATTTCTTTTTG